TCAAAACTTTATATTTTCACAAGCCTATCTGGATCTGCTGCTGACATAACACCATCAGGATTTGTTCCAGGAAATGACACTGCAGAACCAGGATCTGGTTTTGGTGCTGGGAATTTCAATGGACCTGAAGTTTTCAAAACTTTAACAAAAACTGATATTTCAGCAACCCAGTCCACCGATAAATTCACAACCGGTGGATCAGTTGACTTCACTGAATATTTTGCAGTCGGTGATGAAATCCAGGCATCCGGTTTTTCCAATGGTGCTAACAATAAAACCTATAGTGATTCACACCGGGTTACTGCAGTCAGTGCAACAGAACTGACCCTTGGAACAAAGAACGGATCTGCTGCATATGGTGGATCAACCCTAGTTGATGAATCTGCTGGTGCATCAATCACATTGAGTCGGGCCAGAAGATTTGGGAATGAAAGTGTTACGACCACATCACTGGTCATCGAAGCATCCAATTGGGTCTTTGACACTTTCGGCCAGCTTTTGGTGGCATTGTCAACATCAGACGGAAAGATTTATTCTTGGGACCCTTCTGTCACAGATCCAACCGGAACCTTGTCTGCAGTAGTATCAAATGCACCAACATCGAATTCAGCAATTCTAGTGTCAAAGGAAAGGCATTTGTTTGCTTTGGGTGCAGGGGGTGACCCTAGAAAGGTCCAATGGTCTGATGCAGAATCTTTAACGACATGGACACCAACAGCAACAAACCAAGCAGGATCATTCAATCTTGAAACTCAGGGTGAGATCCTGAATGCAAAATCTGTTGGTTCCAGGATCATCGTTTGGACCAATACAGATGTCCATGCCATTGACCATGTCGGTGTTCCATTTGTGTATGGCAGACAAAAGATTGGTGATGCATGTGGTGCCATTTCAAACAAAGCAATGGCTGCAGTTGGGGATACAGCATACTGGATGTCAAAGGGTGGATTCTTTATGTATCAGGGATCTGTTGAACCCTTACCATCTTCAGTCTCAGATTATGTTTTTAATGACATCAATCATGTCCAGGATTCAAAAATCTATGCATCAGTCAACAGTTCATTTTTTGAGATCACATGGTGGTATTCCAGTGGATCTGCAACAGAGATTGATCGATATGTCACATATAACTATCAGGAAGGATGGTGGAGTATCGGTAAGCTAACCCGGACAGCATGGCAGGATGCTGGTGTCTATGATGACCCAATAGCTTTGGCAGATGACAATATTATCTATAGCCATGAACAGGCACCATCCACATCAGCCAGAACGACTGCATCAATTGCAACAACAGTTTCAGAACTTTCTGATGTTGACCGGAATTTAGTCAGTGGGGGTGAAACAACAGATATCGGTTTGTGTTATGCCGAAACCGGTGCCATGGAAATTGGGGATGGTCAGAACATCACAAACATCACTCAAATGATTACAGACCAGACCAGTGGAACTAATGGATTGAGATTCAAATTCAAAACCAGATTAAATCCGAATACTGCTGAAACAGAATCCAGTGCCCTTGAAGTCAGTTCTGATGGTTATACTGATTGTAGGGTTCAGGGTCGGCAATTTGTTTGGAGGTTAGAATCAGGATGGGACCAGGACTGGGAAGTCGGCACCATCCGGGCTGATATTACTGCAGGGGGTGCCCGATGAATCTTCCACCAGTGACCAAAGTTTATCAGCCTGGAATTCAAAACAATTTACAGAATGCCATCAGGCAAGCCGATGATCAGAACTTAAAACTGGATAAAGATAATTTTATTGATTCAGGAAGTATCTGTCTTCAGTCACCAAACGGGAAATGGTTCATTATAAAAGTTGATAACTCAGGGAACTTGTCAGCAACTGAGTTGACCGGGACTCAAATTGATTCAAACGGAAGACCTAAAATAGCATCCTCAAACCCATATTCTTAATATGTTCACTAATTCAATGCCAATGGCAAATGCAGCCGAAATACTTAAATCCAAAGGCCGATACGGGGATTCAGAACTCATGCATGTGAACCCAGCAGAACGGGCACAATTAGAAAGAGACAGAGGTGGATTCCAATCTATTAATCCAGTGACTGGACTTCCTGAAGCATGGGTTGGGATGGCTGCAGCAGCAGCAGCACCGATAGCATTAAATGCATTATCTAATTCACCACTTGGTAAACAATTGGGATTGGGTCCACAAGAACGGAATATGCAGTCCACCCAGTCCACACAACTGGACCCAGCTTCACAAGCCATCAAACAATATGGTTTTGATAAAATGCAGGGTCATATTGATGCAGGATTTCAGCAATATAATGATCCACGTTTTGCAACCATGAACACCGATCAAACCGGTGCCATGTCAGGAATCCGGGACACTGTTGGTACTTACACCGGACCCGGTGGAAGATTGGATCAGGCATATAATATTGCATCAGGTGTCGGAACTTATAATCCAGGAACAGTTCAAGCAGGATCATTTCTGACTGGCCCCGGCATTGATCAGTATCAGAATCCGTACAACCAAGCTGTTATCGATGCTGGTAAACAGGATCTAGAAGATGCATTGAAACTAGGATCTCAGGTAGTTGGAATGGGTGCCCATGGTGCCAATGCCTTTGGTGGTGATCGTCATGCAATTGCAGAAGGAGCAATGGCATCAAAGGCCATCGAGGATTATATGCAACGGGGTGATGCATTAAGACAGCAAGGATTTGAAGCTGCAGCCCGAAGAAAAGAATCAGATATGACTAGGGCACAGACTGCATCAGGCCAGAATGTTGGGTACGGAATACAGGGCAAAGGATTGAATCTCACTGCAGTCCCACAAATGAGAGATCAATCAGGATACTTTAATGCCTATGGTCAGCAAATGGGAATCGGTGATAAACAATTCGGTTTGGATCAGTTACAAAAAGATTTTGATTATGGTCAGTTCCAGGCTGAACAGAACTTCATCCCAGATATGGTTGGGAAACTGGGTACCTTTTCCGGGGGAACTGGATCAGGATCAACCACAACATCAAACACACCAATGTACACCAATCCAATGAAGGAAAATCTTGGTCTTGGATTAGCAGGTTTGGGTGCATATGGAATGTACAAAAACATGTCATAAAGGATCAAAATGTTTCAAGGACTTCTAGATTACTTCAGCCCAAAAGAAGGTTCACCGGTATCATATGATGATCCTTCCATAGCAGGATACAGAATACCGATGTCGGAATACGGGAATGTTCCTGGTGGTGCCCCAATGCCACAACTGGCAGATGATCCTCAATTTATTGGGCAATCAATTCCATTTGAAGATGCACAACCATTTGCTCCATCCGGTGGAAGGGGTTTTGTGCAGCCAAATATGTATGACATGACTCAGTACATGGCAGGAAGAGACATGGATTATCTTCCACAATCAACAGACCCAATGATGCCAGGTTCTGGACCATTAGGTGGTCGGGGTTATATGACAGAAAATCCATATGCCCGTAACACATACATGGAAATGAAATCAGAACCATCCCAAAAAAGAATGACAATGACAACTGATCCAAGATCAAAGTTTGACAAGCAAGGATTCAACTCTGGTTTACAACTCATGAACATGGGACTAGGACTACTGGACTAATATGGCACTACTTGGATACCCCGACCATCTTCTAGATGAGCAAGGCAACCCTAAACCGGGTGTGACCGGACCATCACCAGCATCAATGGGTCTTCTGTCTGCAGGACTAGGGATGCTATCAACCCCAACCTATTCCAGACTTCCTGGTGATATGTCTGGTATTGGTCAGGGTGCCATGCAGGGTCTTCAAGCATATCAAGAAAGACTGAATCAGATTCAGCAACAGAGAAAGGATTATAATCAGAGTCTGATGCAAGCCCAGAATCAGGAAATGGCCAAGCAAAGATTTGGTCTGGAAATGGGTGAAGCAAAAAGACTTGAGGACCGAAGAAAGCAGATGGTTTCTCAACTTCCAAATCTTTTGGAACAGATGAGATCCTTACCATTGACTGGTATTGAGCAAAAAATTGCATCGATTCAAGCACAAGCAAATGCCGGTGATATTGCCGGTGCATATCAGGCTGCAACTGGGATTCTTCAACAGAAACTTCCATCAACTGAAAAACTGAGTTATAACCAGATCCCCGGTACAGATAGTGTTCTTGTTTCCCAAGGCAATGAATACAAAACTGTGGTGCCTTTAAGTGGAACAACAAAGAAGTTTAAATCTTCATTGATTGGTGAAGAAGCAAGTAAGTTTTTAACTAAGAATTTCCCGAATTATAAAATACCAGAAGGTCAACAACCGATTGTAAAATTAAACCAGGATGGTGAATTACAAGATGTTAAATTCTTAAAAACTGAAGAAAATTTTGATGAAAAGAAATTAGGGTGGCTGCAAACCATGGCAGATCGATGGGAAAAGAATCCTTCTGTCCAAAATCTTCAAACTCAGGTTGATCTTTATAGGCAGATGGAAGCATGGGCAACTGAACCTTCAGGTCCAGGTGATGTTGCTATGATTTTCAGCTTCATGAAGTCATTAGACCCAAGATCTACTGTCAGGGATACAGAATATCAAACTGCTGCACAGGCAGGATTAAATATTCCAGAAAGCTTGTTCCAGATGTGGAAGAAAGCAGAAGCAGGGCAATTGTTAACACCTACCCAAAGACTGGAATTTATTAAAGTTGCAAAACAAGCAGTTATCGCAAACAAATCTGCTTTAGATAGTCATATTGATAAGCAAATAAAATTAGGTAAAGCAATTGGTATAAATGAAGACATCATAAGACAAGCAGTTACAAGAGATCCAACATCTGGTCTTGTTTTAGATAAACCAAAAACAGAAACACCACCACCACCCAAGGTAACTGAAGTCCCAGAACCTGGACCAGTTGAAGATGATAATGCAGCAAATATTGCAGCCGAAGTGGCAGCCGGTCTGGATCTTGGTCCAAAGAAACCTAAAAAACTTAAACGTGAAGTCCGAAGAAACAATGCCGGAAGAGCATACGAAGTCCAGGTTCTTCCAGGTGATGGTGCATCAAAGATTCTTCAAGCAGCAGGGATCAAATATTCCGAAGAGAATATCAAGGCATTGATCCGGGCAAACAAAAAACGATTCAATAAAAATAGAGAACTGGTTTCTTCCGGTGGGTTCCTGCTCATTCCAAAAGCAATCCGACAATGAATGAAAAATTACTAGAATTCTATGGTCTTCTGAAAGACAAGGGTCTGACTGATTCCCAGATTGATGCTGCATTCCAGGAACATGCAGGGATGTCACTTTCTGAGGTTCGACAAAGATTAAGCCCACAAGCACCAGGGGGTGCTGGGATTATCCAGGAAGCAACGGAAGGTGCATACACTGAACCAGTGGAACGTATTGATGAAATGAGTGTCATGGATGGTGTTTGGGATGTGGCACAACAAGCACTTCAGGGTGCAACATTCGGAACAGCAGATGAAATGGAAGCCGGTATTCGATCAGTTTATTATGGAACTGATTACGATACAGAACTTCAGAATGTTCGTTCTGAAATTGAAGCATTCCGAAAAGATAATCCAAACATGGCAACAACAGCCGAATTAGGGGGTGCATTCCTGGTTCCGGGGATGATGATTTCCAAGCTGGCAAAA